CGTCCACCTTATTTTCATTCTCAAGGGCGGTCCAATAAACCCTCGGTGTATTGCGTAATTCCTGCAAGCGTTCGGCTTTGTCTTGTTTCATCGTAAATAGTTGTAAAATGAAAGGTATTGTTGAATTGTTTTAACGCTTTCGGTCTTGGCTCGCATCTCTTGTGCAAAGTATCCATCCGCATCGTATCGGTTGAAAATCCATTGAGAGTCGCCTATGACTTTGCGGTCAGCCATAAAAGACCCGGAGTCAATGTGGCCGAGATGCCACTCACCTGCATTTAGACGGTGTAGGCCGTCTTTGTGGCACTGCTTCCAACATACCAAGTCTTCGGTGCAGTCCTTGACCGCTTCCCAAAAATCAGGATGCAGGATGGTATCATCATCAATTTGTAAGACATAGCCACCTTGAATCAGTTTGTTTGCTAAGTTCCTTTGGGCGTGTCCAGCAGAACCTCCTTCAACGTGGTAGGAGTGTGCCTCTGCATTTGCAGGAATTCCAATGGAAGGAACCTCGTCTGCATCAAACACCACAATCCACCTGTAATGATTCTTGGGAATGTTTATTGAATCCGCAATGGCTCCAAGTTTTTCGGGTCTTGAGCAGGGCGTAACGATGTTGATGAAAGACATTAGAAGGTTATGACAAAGCGTTCAGGTGAAGGCCATCCGGGGTTGGTGTCGTGGACCTTGGTGTCGGGCTTCTTGCCAATCCAATGTTCGGCTTGCCAGCGGTGGTCCCGTACCGGTTCGCCCAGTTCCTTGATGTGGCTTGACTTGGCCCACCAAAAGTTACCACCGAAGTAGGGATAACCTTCTGGGTTGTTGTGGTCAGCCATGTGTGGGAACTGCTCTTTTGTAATCCAATGGCAGCCGACTGCATCCACTCCTTCCAGCAGTTGCAGGCAGCGTTCCCAAGCCACAACGTTAAAGAAGGTCATGCTGCGATTCCAAAGTTGGTTGATGAGGGACGGGTCGCTTGCCCCCTTCGTGTGGGCGTAGAGGTACACGGCTTCCTCTTCCTGACTTGCCCGGTACATCTCGGTCAGCGTCGCCTGCTCCCAAGCATTGGTTCGGGTTACCACAACCTTGACCTTATCGGCCACCATCGAGCCTTCCAGCACCTCCTTGACCGCTTTGCGTTGTTCGGGTGGACCGACGATGCCGACACGAATCTCATCCAAGACGTTGATGAGGCCGTAGTTGCACACGGCCATCATGTGCTGGTTGAGTATCAACTGCCAGTTGCCACCGCAGTAGATGTGGTAATAGTGGACGACTTTCATAAACTAATTGACTGGCTCAAAATTGTCCTCAAAATACTGCTTTGCAACAAGCCATTGGTCGTCATGGTTCTTGGGGTTTCGGGCAATCATGTCCCCAACCTTTGGGCTTCCATTGTCCCTATCGGCTTGCGATATTGATATTCTTTCGGATAATTGTTCGCCTTCCTGAAAAGGCCGAAGTTCCGCAATTTGCTTTCTTCGGTATTGTTTAAACTCGCTCATAAGGTCCAAAGGAGGGTTAGAAGGGTGATGATGAAGAAAACGGCTGCAACCGCTTTGCCGATTTCGATGAGCAGGTCAAGGATGCGTTCGGGGTTCATCCCTCTACAATGCATTTCTCTAGTTCAACGAACTGCTGTGGTGCATACTTCTTGGCAACTCCAATCGGGTCTTTGATGTATGCCACAAGTTCTGCCATCGCTTCCTCAACGCTCTCAAAGGCGAATGATTTGCATCCAACTCTAACCACGCACCCTCGGTCAAGAAAATGGATTTTAACATCGTAGTCCTTTAATTGTGCAATTTGGTCCTGTGTCATTGTTTAGGGGTTTAGTACCGCAAAGTTAAACGACAACATACTTCCCTGAGTTGCTAACCCTCAATTTGTTAAGGGCCACATACCGCATCGCATCGCAGGCGTGGTTGAACGAGTCAATCGGGACCCCCGTGTTCTTGCCCTCTTTGTCGGTTGCCCAAGTGTAGGACCGCAGTTCCTTGATGAGGTTGGTCGAGTCCTTTGTAACCTGCAATTTGAACCGCTTGAGGATGTCGATGCCGTTCCTGACCGAGTCGGGGCCTTTCTCCGCTGGCTTGATGTTAAAGCCAAGTCGGTAGATTTCCTCAATGCTCTTGGGTTCGGCAGAATCCGCCACGATTTCCCAAGCCCTTGTGATGCCGAGCGACCGCAACTTGTCTGCGATGTCTTGGTTCGTGAGGCCCGTGGAGTAGAGCAGTTCTTGAATGAGCAGGCAGTCCCCTTGCCGGTATATTGCGACGAGTGCGGTTGGGTCGTTGCTAAAGCCCCAGTCAAGCCCAAGGGCGACGAATTTCGCTCGGCTGACATCTATACCCTCCACGACCTCGAAGTCTTCATATATCGCACCATGAAGCGTCCCGACCTGACCAAGGCCGTACACCTTCCACCAGTTCGCCCAATAGGCTGACGTTTCGGCTTTAGTTCGGTTGAGTTCGATGTCCCTCTTGATCGTGTCGGGCAGGGCCTCGTTGTCTTGATAGGTTAGAATGACCAGTTCTGCATCCTGTTCGGGCAGGACCTCCGTATGCGCCCAAAACTCGTGGGTCGGGTTAAAGTCGATGTAGATGGCCTCACTGGTACGAATGGCGAGTTGGTAGTAGGACTCAAAGTCGATGTTGTTCGCCTCGTTGATGTAAACGACCTGCCTCCTTGCCCCTCGGAGCCTTGCCTCGGAATCAGCCGAAAAGAACTCGATGATTGAACCGTTGGCAAAGTGATAGGTGAGCAGGGTCTTGTTCCATCGGTCTGCGACCCATCGGCCCGTCCATTGCATGACCTTGGCAAAGTCTTTGATTGCACCCCTTCGTAGATGGGGGATGGATTCGGACACTACCGATATCTCGGTCTTGTTCTTTGCTGCGATGTCAATTAGGACCGCAAGGATGGCGAGGGTTTTTCCCGCACTTGTTCCGCCTTGGATGACCTTCTTCCGGGCCGTCATCCGACGGATTCGGCTGATAGCGGTCGTAAGGGTAAACATTAAAGCAAGCCGACTGCGGATTGAATGCGAGCCTTGGCGATCTCGATGTATTCCGCTTCCCGTTCTATCCCGACAAACGCAAAGCCTTCCAGCATCGCTGCCTTGCCTGTTGAGCCTGAGCCCATAAACGGGTCAAGGACGATTCCGCTTGGTGGGGTTACAAGTCGGCAGAGGTAGCGCATCAGGTCGGTGGGTTTGACGGTGGGGTGGTGGTTGCGTGATCCGCTTGTCCTGCCTGCCCCTGCCCTTGGGCTTTCCATCCCTGCGCTTCCTTCAACACGATCCACGCATTCGCCCGCAGAACGCTCTTTCAATTTTTCACACCCCTCATCCCTATCCGCTTTGCTTGCTTTGGCGCAGTAGAAGAAGCGAGCGGCGGAGCCTGAATCGCCATAGGTTTCGGATAGCGGGTGTTCTTCATCAAACTTGCCGTAAATCCCATTTGGAGAACCATTTGTGGTTCTGTTATTCCAAGGGCCCATTTTGCCACTCTTCGTGTCAGGAAACAACCCCACCACTTCCTCGCTCCCATCGTGGATGAAGTTGGCGGGCCAGCGGCCACCAGAACTGTCTTCTGCGTGGAATGTTTCGCCACTTGTTGAGCGTCCAGCATTATCGTGACCTAGGCACTTTCCATTTGCATCACGATTGTTGCAGTGAGTTCCGCCGCCTTCAGTCCCCACCCTTCCCCCATCCACGTTAATCGCACCCGTCCCGTGTTGCAGGACGTTCTCGGCTACCGTGCCAATCAAGGGCTTCCGAGCCACCGTAATCGGTTCAAGTGCAGGTTTGAGTGCAGTCCCCCAGCCGGCCCACTGCTGAGCCTCGCCACTGATGGCCTCGCCACTGATGGCCTCGCCACATTTTCGTGCGCCAAGGATTGCGTTAGCACCTTTCTGCCCTCCAGCGACACGCGGCCTATCCTCCCCTGCCGCTTTATCAATCGCCTTGCTCACGTCCAACGACTTCGGAAACCCCGACCCGTACACCCAAGCAATCATATCCCGAATCTCAAAGCCTGCGTCCTCAATCCTTACCGCCATTCGATGCTGCGTCCTCGTTCCT